TCAGGCGCTTCGTTTACCCTTGGCATCCCCTGCATCGCCCTCGGGCCGCAGGCGGAACCGATTCAACGCCCGGAAGAGTCCGTTTTGCAGCCGAACCACGACCCGCGCCATGCCGCCTCCCTGCGCCTGTCCGTCGCCCCGATGATGGACTGGACGGATTCCCATTAGAAACAGTAGGTTGTACGCCGCGCGGTGCCGGGTTGGTTCACCGCGCGGCTGTGGTCATTCGCCCTTGCGCTGTGCGTCCCACCACGCGGCCACATCGCGCACGTCCATGATGCCGTTCACCGGGCGCGGGGCGTCGCCCCTGGCGATCCAGTTCTGCAGGGTTTTCATGGTGAGCTTCGGCATGAACTCCTCGCGGAACTTCTCCACAGTCATCATCGGCCCGTACTGGCCGTAGAGGAGCCAGAACGTCGAATGTTCAGCGGCGGCCATTGGTGCCTTCCTCCTGTTGCAGCCGGCCGTCCTTCCAGCGGCCGGTCTCGTTGTAGCGGATGTGCTGGTATCGGCCGGTCAGGCGGTGCCGGCGCTCGGTCGGCCAGCCCATCCAGTTCCGGGCGGTGATCTGCCAGAGCAGGCGGTCAATGCAGCGCATTCGATCCTCCTGGCCGTCCTTCGCGCGCGACGGTGATCCGCATCATTGCGCGGGCGATGTCCCTGGCCGCAACCAGCTGCGCATTGGCAGTTGCCGCGCGCCCTGTCGCGATCTTGTGGATGGCACGGTCCACCAGCCTGCAGACGGCACTGAGGAAGTTGTGCACGGACAAGAAATGGTCTCGGTCCGCTTCGGACTTGGCCCGGTCGTGTGCGTTGTCGGCTGCGATGCGACACGCCTTGGCGTAGTCGCGGATGACCCCCAACTGCTCATTGACGCGCTGGATACGCCCCTCCGCGATGACCCCAGGAATGGCGCACAGCCCGCTGTAGATCGGGAGAAGGTCTTCAAGCCGCAAGGCAATCGCGCGGTCAGACATCGGGCGCGCCCTCCATCCGCTGCCAGCGCGGATTCGTGAGACCGCCGTGGAGGTCCGCAACGCCAATCGTCCCGATGTGGGGGTCGAGCGCGACCAGGTGGCCGTCACGGACTTCTACTGCGATGACCTCTTCCTCCCCCTCGTTCTCGTCGCAGGTGAAGCGGTAGCGGCCGGGCACGCTGGGCGCCTCGTCCAGCCAGGGAGCGGGCGGGGACAGCTCGAAGGGCTGCACCACGAAATCGGCCGTCATGTCGTCGCCGGCGCCGCGATCCACTCCGAACACCACGGAAGGCGGCAGCAGGGCGCGTGCTATCGGGCCAAGGCGGCCAAGGCCCGCGCCGGCCTCCACATCCACGATGGCTCCTTCCTGCCGCTGAAGCAGCCGTTCCAGCGCCTTTACTGCGGCGCGGACGTACTTCGGCACCGCGGCGGCGCGCTGGTGGTGTTCGACCAGCCGGGCCTTGGCCGCGGCGTCCAGCCCTTCGGCCGTGATGACGCCCTTGTCGGCGAAGCCGGCTACGGTCTGCACGATCTCGTCCGGGGTCTGTCCGATCTCGCAGCACACCCAGCCAAGCAGGCGCCGCAGGTGGTTGGTCTCCGCCTGTGTCAGGTTCGGTTTCATTCGGCGTCCTCGACGTAGGCCCGCATGGTGTGCGGGTTGGCGAGGTTGAACAGCCAAGCGTCGAACATGGCCAGGAGCAGCCAACGGTGCGTGCTGCACTCGAAGTCGGGCATGCCGGCGTAGCCGGTCACCATGACGCGGTACTTCATCGCGGCACCTCGTCGCCTTCGATCTTCCGCAGGGCTTCGGTGGCCTGCTTGGCGTTCAACGGTGCACCGGCCACGGTGACCGATACCGTCGGCGCCGGGCGCTCCTGCAGCGTGTTCTCCCAGCCGTCGAAGTGGAGCCCGCTGGAAATGGGCTGAATGTGGCCGTCATCGGCATCCCAGAGGGTGAATTCGTCGCTGCCAAGCTCGGTCTCTGGGTAGGGGCGATTCTCGTACCAGCTCCATTGGCCGTCGGCGTCCATGGCGACGAATTGCGCCCAGGTCGGGGCGTCGTTCCAGCTGGGCCGGACCTGGGAAATGGGTGCCGCAGGAGCTGCCGGCGGGGCGGTCTGTGCCTGCATCCCCTGCATGTGGAACAGCCCATGCCTGCCGGCGCGGACCTGATAGCCCGGCTCCATGCGCAGGGTGATGGTGTCGGCCTCGAAGTCGGCGGCCAGAAGCTCGCCAAAGCCGATGCCATCCGCGACGTGCCCCACCTGTGCCGCATTCAACGCATCGGCGGCGCGGTCCAGCAGTTCGGCGGTGATGCGGTCCTGGGCCGGCAGCACGCAACCGGTGGGTGTGCGAAGGGTCGTTGCGGCCGAGCGCAGTTCGTTGATGATGTCGGCGCTCATGAGAACCTCCGATGGGTCCACCCGGTCTGGACAGATGCGAGAACCACCAGCTCCGGGGGAGCGACGTGGAACCCCATGTCGGGTGCCGACGTGCAGAACACGTAGAAGGTCTGCCCGCGGTCTTGGACGCGGCGCACAACCTGCCTCCCGTTGATCTCGATGACGTACAGCCCGTCCCACTTGAACCGCGTCGTGCCGAGGTCGGCGACCAACACGTCGCCGATGTGGGAGTCCGGCGCGTTGAGGTTGTCGCGGACGTGGATGTGCGCGAAGTTGCCTTCCGGCAGCGGGTGGACGGGCGAGATGTAGGCGCCCGCGATTCCGTTGTGCGGCTTCGCGGCTACGGTTGCCTGGTTCATTGCTTGCTCCTTGCGATGCGTGCCTCGGCCTCGCGCTGCGTCGCGGCCATGATTCGTTGAAGGGTCGGGTCGCTGCCCTCGTGCCTGCCGGTGTTGGTTACGACCTGTTCGAGATCGATCCCTGCGCGCTGCGCTCGGTCCACCAGGAGCTGTGCGATGCGAGCCTCCCGGGCTTCGCGCGCGTCCACGTCACGAAGGGCGGCCAGGACGCTGCGCCGCGCGTGGTCGAGCGTGCATGGCTTGCCGATCCTCTGCCCGCGGTCTTGGATCAGACGCGCCAGGCCATCCAGTTCGATGCCGACTTGGCCGTCTGGCCAGCCGGCCGGCATTGCCTCGGAAGCGCGGGGCTGGAGTGCGCGGGCGCGTGGGAACTGGATGACGTTCATGCAGTCCTCCGCGCGGCTGGTTCACCTGCAGCCGCAACGGCCGCAGCAGCGCGCTCCCTATGCAGCTGCCCGGACCTTGCCGCGAGCTTTCCGGAGAGCTTCACGGTCATCAAGGCGAACTTGAACGCCTTCTGGTCGCTCCACCCCGGGTTATCCTTCTTCCAGCGTCGGAACAGCTTGTTGAGTTCGGCCTGTTGCGCCTTCGTGCGGAACTTGGCCCAACGCGGGAACTTGATGATGACCGCGCTCATGCCGGCCACCCCAGCTGCGCCTTAACGGCCTCTTCCCACTGGATGCCGAAGCGCGCAGCGCGACGGATGATGAACTTGGTCACCTCTTCGCGGCTCGGTCCATCGCAGCCGAACTCACTGCCGCAAGCGTGGCAAATGATGTAGGGGAGTCCCGCGAAGGCGAACTCGCGCCAGCTGCGACTGCTGGTGAAGTAGTCGGTTTCTTTATCGCAGCAGTCGCAGGCGATGTGCTGGGTCTTGGTCGGGCGCGCAAGCGCCGTATTGCCGGCGATGTTCATGCCGATTCTCCAATCTTCTGCCCGGCGTGCAGGGCCGTCATGCGCTCTTCGATCCCTTTGCAGAACCTATCGAGGGCTTCCCGTGCCAGTTTCTTGGCCGTGGCTCGACTGATCGGCGCGCCTGCCTTCTTAGCGCGTTCAAGTTCGTCCTCAGTCCAACGCTCCAGAGTTCTCCTCTTGGCAACGCGGAGGGCGGCTTCGTCCTCCCTGGCTTTCAGTGCATCTCGCTTGCGTTTCAGCGCTTGCGCCTCGCGCCTCATCTTTGCCGCCCTGCGCTTGGTTCGTGCCGCCGCTGCCCGGATGGCCTGCGGTGGCAAGCACAGCGGCAACAGTTCATCTTCCTCATAGGCGGAGGCGTAGTAGTGGACTCCTCGATAGAGGCTGTACGGCGCTTGCTGGTACAGCCAGCCGTCCATCCCTGAGCCTTCCTCCAGATCCGGGCTCCAACCCAGCTCCTCTGCGCGAGTGAGCAGGCGGACGGCATTCACTTGCTCAACGACGACGTTTCCCTCGTCATCGTGGTAGCAGATGCGGAACGTGTCGTCTTGATGCTCGGCCAGCCAGTTGGCGCGTTGGGGGAACAGGTTCACCAGCTGCCTTGCCTTGGCACCGCGGGCGATCAGTCGATCGATGGGGTCCACACTTGCTGCGGCTTGCGTTACAGTCTGCATCGCCATGTGATTACTCCTGCGTCTTGGTCGATGAAGGGGATTGCTTGGCAGACGGCTGGGGCGTTGGCGCGCCCTGGCCGTCACTGTTTCTGGACGGGCGAAAGTTCTTGGCCCTGTCGATGCTGAGATTCCGCGGCGCCCAGATGGAGAGCACTGCGTGGCCGTCGTCGGCCTGGGCCGTGTGCACCTGCACGTCGGGGCCGATATGGATGGTCTCGCCGGCCGTCACACGGAGGACGGTTGCGCCGGGCAAGTGCGGCTGTGTAGGGCTTTTCCTACCCATGGATGGGTGTTTCCTTGATGGTGGGGTTGTGCTGCTGCCGGCGAGAATGCGAGCGTGCGAATCCATGCCCGCGCGCGCCGCGCAGGGTGAAAAGGATTGGATTTCAGATCTGACCCTTTGAGCTTTCGGATTTGGAATCCGGAAGTCTTGGCGCCCGTTGGCTTGGTCGGATTTCAGTTCCGACCAAGTGGAACTCCTTATGCAGCCGGGCCAGCCCCTTGCCCGTTACCATCGTGGTGATGGACTGCATTTCCCCTTTCTCGGGGTGTGTCCACTTCTTGCTGAATTTCAGGTCGAGCAGGCCGGCCTCGATCTTTTCCTGGTACGGCTCGTTGTAGCGGTTGAGCCAGCGGTTCTCACGCATCCAGCGGCACAGGCGCGTACGCCCGGTCCCCAGCAACTTGGCCGTTTCCCCCAACTCCAGGAGCTGGTCGCTCTGCACGACCTGATCGTGGAATTCGACCTTCGGTGCTTGCGCGGCCACTTCGTGGACCAGGGCAGCGGCTTGGGCCTCGGCCGCTGTCTTGGCGCGGTATTGCTCGGCCCAAGCAATCGCCGCCGTCGCCGGATCGGTGAAGTCGGGCAAGGCAGGCCGGGCAGCCTGTTCCTCCAGCGCTGTCATGCGGTCGTACACCAGCGCCTGCAGCTCGTAGCTGTAGCTCATCGCCAGCAGGACCGCTTCCCGCTTGGGGAGGATGTAACAGGCTTGCTCCCGGTTTCGACTATCCCGGTAGATGCCGGAAAAATTTCCGGCATTGGTCCCCAGCACTTCCGGCACCTTTTTCATGAAGTCGGGGTGTTCCAGCCTGGCGTAGCCCTTCGACGGGAACGCTGCGCCAGCCTTCGCCGCCTGCTCGCGTCGGAAGTCGTTGATGAAATCGACCAGCTCCAGGCTCGTCATGGTGACGGCAGGCCGGCCGCTACGGGTGGAGAGGATGGTGAGGTCTGTCACGGGCGCGGTTCCTTGTTGAAGGTGCTTTCCAGCCGGGCCAGGATTTCGCCGTTGAACGTCCGGTGGTTGCGCTCCGCTGCCCCGTGGATCTGCTGGTGCAGGGTCGGAGGGAGGCGCAAGGCGGTTTTCACGTAGTCGGCCTGGCTTGTCTTTCTGGGGTTGCTGCTATCCATCTGCACTCCGGGTTTTGGCACTACCGTAGTGGCATAAGTAGGAAATCATGCCACTACGGTAGTGTCAATACCTTTGCACTAGTTCAGTGCCATAATTCGGCCATGGCATCCGATGAACTCGTCCGCACACAAATCCGCCTTCCTGCCGATCTCCACCGACGGCTGGTCCAGGCCGCGGAGGAATCCGGCCGCAGCTTTAACGGGGAAATGGTCGCCAGGCTGGATGAGTCGGACGGCCTCGATGAGGAGCGCAGGCGCATGCAACTGGCGGTGGACACCATCGCTAATGCCTTGAGCACCTCCCAGCGCATGCTGTCCCTGACCGGCTTCTACCTGCTCAACTGCGCGCAGCGTGTGCCGCGGGATGACGAGCAGACGAGCGAGCTGATGGAGCACATCGAGCGATTTGCGGACTCGCTCTACCACGGGGACATGGACCCGTCCTCGCTCTACAAGATCGTGGACATGGGTGTGCGCAGCGGGATCATTGATCCGGCAACCAGGCAGACGAAGCCCGAGCACAAGATCGACCACCCGGAAGCTGCCAAGCCCAAGCCCAGGCGCAAACGCTGACCGGATCATCGAGCACCCCGCGCGCTGTGCTGGCGGTAGACCGCCATCGGCGGCCGGGGCTTCGGGTGGCGCGGGCGGGTTTGCCACAGGTGCAGGATCAGCGCGCCGCCGGCAGCAGGTGCCAGCATCGTGAGGGCCAGGGCGATCATGCCTCGCCTCCGCAGTTGCGCACTGCCGCGCGCAGGGCTTCGCAGGTTCCGCAAGGGCAACCCGATTCGGTCGCTTCCCGGGCCGCATCGATCAGGCGGGAGGTGGCGGCGAGGACCGCGGCCAAGTCGTTGTCCGCCCCGTACTTCTGGGTCAGCTCGGCCGAGCGGCGCGACAGCACTGCGCGCACATTGACGGGAGAATTCATGCGAACCCCCGCATGTTGAAGGCGGCACCGACCATGCGCTCGAAGTGCGCATCCAGCCGCGAACTTGCCGCGTTGTACGCCCGGGTTTCCGCCTGGTCCCAATCGCCAAGTTCCGGCCGCGGCCAATCCCTCATCTGTTGAATGAGTTCGCCTGGATCGATTACGTAGGAGGCGTCCGAGTAGGCTTCAACTCTCGCCATCGCGCCATGAGCTGCGGCCGCGCCCATGGCTGCGAGCCTTGCGGCGTCGATAGGGTCCGGACTTGCGGCATGCTGGACGCACTGGAGGGCGTAGCTGTAGGGGGAGCCGGGCCAGTACAGTTCCTGATCTTCGGGGAAGAACTGGCGCACCTGAGCGCCCAGCGCCTGATCTGCGCTGCTGAGGTAACGGCCGATGATTTCCGGCGCATCCCAGAACTGCAGAACATCTTGTGCGCAGTGCATGGCGAAAGCGCGCAACAGAGGGGCCGCATCGATCCGCTTCACAATCAGCCGGGCGCCAGCAGACCAAGCCGCCCCCGGATATGCGCAACGCTTGGCGCCCAACAGCGTGACCAGGCAGAGTGTGGTGCCTTCCGCTTTGGCCATGGCTTCGCCTGCCGTTGGGTAGCCCGCCAGCTGACCACCAGACAGTGCGCTCAGTAGTTCGCCGTCGGCCGGCACCGGCCGGCCATCAAGAAGTCGGTCTCCGACAAAGTGGAACAGCAGGAGGTCGGACGCGGCGCTCGCCCCAGGCTTGCGGGCTGCTTCAATCGCTGCGGTTTGCTGCTGCATGGTCTTGCCCCCTTGGCCGGTACGTCCGGCGCGATGGGGGAATCCTATGGCATCCAATAAATCCCCGTCAATGGGATTCCATAAGAATATTTCTTAACGCGTTAATTTACTCGCGCCAGCCGCCGACCCAGTGGACTTTTCCGATGACCGTTATGGGATGGCGATCCGATTCCATGCGGCGGGGTTTGCGCCAGTCGTGGTCGCCGGCAGGGTTGTCGCTAGCGAAGTACACGAGCCCGTCGAGCACCATGGCGCGCTTGACGTAGTACTCCGGGTTTGCCGCGCCATCGACTTGGATGACGTACAGCGCGCCGTCGCGGACGCGGGTGTCCGAGCTATCGAACAGGATGGCGTCGCCATCGTTGATGGTCGGCTCCATGCTGTCGCCCTTGCCGTAGTAGACAGCAAGAGGGCGGTTGAGGATGCCGCGCCTGCGGAGGCTGGTTTTCTTGAACTTGAGGCTGTGGGTTTCGGCGTACTCGACGGCTTCCGCTCCGCCCGCTCCGAGCCCGACGGCTTGGGAGTAGCCGATCACGTCCATGTACTCTCCCGCGGTCGGGTCAACTTCGGGTCCAGTCAATGCGCCCCGGCCGGTGAGTAGCCATTCCGAGCTGACACCTAGGGCGCCCGCTATCGCGGGCAGGCGTGTGGTGCCGCGCTGGTCGCCGTTCTCTATGCCGGCCAGTGTCGGGTAGGCAATCCCCGCCTTGGCGGCAACTTCCGCCCGCGTGAGGCCCGCGCGCTGGCGCGCTTCCTTGATCCGTTCGCCGATTGTGCTCATGAGTCCATTCTTCTTGAAAACCATTATTGGATGCCATTGCGCGCGGCACTCTGGCATACCATAATGCGGCCATGGACATCACTTGGAAAGAGCTGATCGCACGTCTCGAAGCCCGTGGCTGGACTGCATCTGAGCTGGCGCGGCGGATCGGGAAGTCCCCGGCAGCCATCTGCGACATCAAGAAGGATCGGACTGCCGAGCCGAAAGGTATGGCCGCCGTGATCCTGCACCAGCTCTACATCACGAACGCGCTGCCCGCCAAGGTAGAACGCGTGTCCGCGGCCTAACTGCAGCGTCGAACTCGCCCGAAGGATCGGGCGCGAGGGCATCAAGGACGGCGACCACGCAATGCACGGTTACCCCAGGGGGTGCATGGGCGTCTGGCGCGAGGCGGGCCGCTACGGCGGTCCATTCGTCAGATACGACGAAGCCTCGGCTGTCGGGCAGACAGATGCCGAGGCTTCGTGAGACCGAGGCCATTATGCAACGCCAAAACACCCCACTGTCAAATCGCGGCCAGCGCGAACCGGGCCTGCGCCCCTACTCCGAATCCTTGGACGGCTTGGTCGAGCGCATCGACCAGGAGCGACGATTCCCCCTTGTCCGGTTCCGCGAGCGGCTTCCGGACGGCCGCGTGGCTGTCGAGTTCTTCGACCGCGCGCGTTACCCCGAGGGCGACGATCCCGATTACGACTTCTACCTGCGCGACATCCACCAAGCCATGGAATGGGTGCGGCAGGTGGCGCCGAAGTCGTGGATCACCAAGCGCCACATCGAGGTATTCGCCATCTTGGTCTTGCGTGAGTTCCCCGACGGAGCCATGGCATGGGCTATCCAGCATGCTCCTGCCTCTGACCCCGCCGCGCGCCACGTCCTGCTGTGCCTCGCGGTGCATGCGGCTAGAGGATCGGCCGGCCCGTCGGCTGATGTTGAGTGGTTGTCCAAGGCGACCGGTCTGAAGCCCAGGACGGTCAACAGAAAGCTGACGTTGCTCCATGGGGTCGGCGTGGTTACCCGAACTGCAGATGAGGCGTCCGGGCGCATCTCGTGGCGGATTGCTGCAGCCAACCAAGGATCGGAGGGCGCGAAGTGAGCATCGTTCGTGCGCCACGTCCGGAGGCGAATTTCTACGTTCTGTCCAAGTCCATCAGCGAGGATTCCCGGCTGTCCTGGGCGGCTCGCGGGCTGCTGGTGTACCTGCTGGACAAGCCGGACAACTGGAAGATCAGCGTCGAAAGTCTGCGCCGGCAGACCGAGGGCGCCCGGGTCTGCACTGGCCGCGACGGGATCTACGCACTCCTGTCCGAGCTGGAGCAGGCCGGCTACCTGTCCCGCGAGCAGCAGCGCGGTGAGGGCGGAAGGCTGTCGGGGGTGGATTACTCGCTGGTCAGGCCGGTCCGCGCTGGCACTGAGGTGAACGCATGAGCCAGCACTTTTCCTGGCAAGCCGCCATCACGAAGTCGGACCTTGCTTCATCGACAAAGCTGGTGCTGTTTGTCATCGGCACCTACATGAACCAGCACGGTGAGGGTGCGTTCCCCTCGTACAAGACGCTGGCATTGGGCACGTCGCTGGGTCGTGCGACCGTGATACGGCACGTTGAAATTGCGGTGGAATTGGGGTGGCTGACGAAGCGCAGCCGGGCGCGTTTTAACGCAGTCTCGGGCCGTGCTGAAGCCGACTCGAATACCTATGCGATCTCTTTCCCTAGTCTCACAGGACAACCACCCCTGGTATCACAGCGAGACCACCCTAGTCTCACAGGACAACCACCCCTGGTATCACAGCGAGACCCTAACACCCCATCTTTAACACCCCAAGTAACACAAGAGCATGCCCCTGTAGTCCCCGATGGGGACCACTCGGCGGGCGAGCTGCATCCGAGCAACAGCAGCGAAGAAGCCCGGCAGCAGGTGACCCCTGCCGTGGTCATCCGCGACGCCTACAACGACCTCCTGGGGCACCGCTCTGGCTGCATCGCCTGCCGGGCGATCAATCCGAAGTTCACCAGGCGCCTGCAGCAGGTGGACAGGGACGCGCGGAAAGCCTGCGCCGACAACGGCATGGAATACGAGCCGGAGGAGTTCTGGCGGCTGTACTTCACCGAGTGCCTGAAAGACCCGTGGATGCGCGGAGACCGACCGAATCCGCGGAACGCGCGCTGGAAGCAGTCGCTCAAGACGCTGGTGGATGACGAGCGGTTCTTGCAGATCGTGAACGTGCTGCTCGCCGCGGCCGAAGGCGAGGTGCAGGAATGAGCCGCCCCGCATGGGACGCTGAAAGCGCCGTGTTGGCGTGCATGCTCCGCGACCGCGCCTCCTACTGGACCGCCGCCGACCTGCTGGTGGCCGAAGATTTCCAGGGCGAAGGCAACCGCGAGTTGTTCCAGGCGCTGGTACAGGAGATCGAGGCCGGCAAGCCGGCTGACGCGGTGAGCATTGGGGAGAGCTTCCCCGAGCTTGCATCCCTTGCCATCGAGATCGATGCCGGCACTGTTGGAGTGCCGCGCTACATCCGCAACTATGCCGAGCAGCTGTCGAGCCGAAGTGCTCTGCGCCGCCTGCAGAACGTTGGGCGCGCAATCGCCCGGCTGACCCATCCGGATGATGCTTTCGCCACGGCGCGGCGCTGGCTGGCCGATTGCGAGCCGCGCGCACCCGGCGCCGGCCCGCGGCACATCTCCGAGTTCGCTCGGATGTCGAAGGACGGGCTCATGCGCCGGTACGAGCAGGAAGGGTTGATGACCGGCATCCCGACCGGTTACGAGCCGCTGGACGACCTGCTGGGTGGGTGGCAAGACACCGATCTGGTGATCGTGGCGGCCAGGCCCAGCGTGGGCAAGTCGGCGTTTGCGATGCAATCGGTCCTCCACGCCACAAGCCCGGGCGTTGGCAGGGTGGGGCTGTTCGCCTCGCTGGAAATGTCCGGTGAGCAGCTATCGGACCGCGCCATTTCCCACTTGGGACGCATCAACGCCGCTCATATCCGCCAACCGAAGCAGATGGAGCCGGAGGAGTGGCCGCGCAGCACTGAGGCGTTCAGCAGCCTCCAGAAGCTCGGCCTGTTCGTTGACGACGCATCGGGGATGACCGTCGAGGCAATCTGCGCCCGCGCGCGCCAGCTTCGCGCCACCGAGCCGCTGGCGTTGGTCGCCATCGACTACCTGACCTACATCGACCTGCCGAAGAACGACACGCAGGAGCAGGGCATCCAGCATGTGACGCGCACTCTCAAGGGGTTGGCGAAGGAACTGCGGATTCCGGTGATCCTGCTTTCCCAGCTGAACCGCGATGGCGACGACGAGCCGGAGCTGAAACACCTGCGCGGTTCGGGCGCGATTGAGCAGGACGCGGACGTGGTGATCTTCCTGCATCGGCCGACCAAGGCCGACCGCAGCACGGTCAAGGCGAAGGTCGCCAAGCACCGCAACGGCGCGCTGGGCGAGTTCTACATGCACGCCGACATGGCCATGCAACGGTTCACGCCGATGGACGCGCCGCCACCGCCACCGGCCGAGCAGGCGGGAACGCTGCGCAGGACGAAGCCAGCGGCGCCGCGCGCACGACAGGGCCGCCAGTCCTTCGGGGTGGGCTATGACGACTGATCTCATCCCCGATGGACCCAAGGCGCTGCGCGACTTCGCCGACCAGATGGAGGCGGAGGCGCGGCAGTACGACCGGCCGCAGTACGGGCGTGAACGCTCCACCGTGGCCGAGACGTTCCGGCACGCCGCGTCCCTCGCCAGACAGAAGGCGGCGCGCCTGGAGCGATTCATCGCCACCGCCACGAAGGCGAAAGGAGGGAGCCGATGACCTCGCTCAAGGAGACAATGAAGTTCTGGGGGCACTACCAGGAGCATGGGCACTGCTGGGCGCCGGTGCTGGTCCAGGACGAGCATCCGCTTGCCCGGGCGCAGGAGATCGCCGCGGCAGAGGCGGAGGCAGCCCGAGCCGCGAGCGTCCGCCGCGACATCGTGCCCCGTGACGGTAGTTCCCGACGGATGCTGATGGGGCTGGCCGCCGGGCTCACGACGCCGGAAGGGAAGCCGCGCGCGCTGCCCATGGAGTTCGTTGACCCGATCCCGTGCAAGGAGTCGCCGGCCGTCCGCGGCGCGGCCGTCCACCACGGCTCGCCCGATGAGTACCGGTGGATCGACCGCGCGATGTCGCGCCTGTACCGGGCCAACCGCATGCGCGCCCTCATCGTCCGCGAGGAGTACGCCGGCGCGCGTGGCTCGCAGAAGAAGAAGGCCGCGGCGCTCTCGGCGGCCTACGGCGCGGAGCTGACGGTGTGGCAGTACCGCAAGGAGTTGGAAAAGGGACTGGCGTTCTTGGAGGCGTCGCGCCCATGAAGGGATACGGCATGGCCTATGTGGCGAACAACGCCGTCTACCTGTTCGTTGCCTGCGGGGATGACGGGATCGTCAGGATTGGCGTGTCCCGCGACCCGGAGGGCAGCTTGCGGCGCCGGGAGCGAGTAGGGGCGGCTCAGTGGGCGTGGATCGGAAGCCAGTCGCGGGCAAAGCTGCTGCTCCGAAAGCTGCGGCGGACGTGGGCGTCGCACTACGTCATCGGCGAGGGCTACCGATTCGACTACGCATCGGAGGGACGCCTGTTCCGCGACGAGCTGGACCATGCGTTCCGCGATGAAGTAGGTGGCGCTCCACGTTGGGAAAAGTTGAGCAAGGAAGCGCTGGCGCTGCTGCGCGCGAAGCCCAAGAAGAAAAGGCGCGCATGGTATTGACCGTTGGCAACAATGTGGTACTGTTCTAGGCAGGGTGGGATAGCTCCCTCCGGACGGCTCGCCACATCGGCGGGCCGTTTGCGTATACGGCTTCCGCCAGCCTGAAATTGTTTAAGCAAAAGTGTTTACATTTATACAAAAGTGTGTAAACTAGCCTCCATCGAAACAACAACGGAGGCTGATGAAAACAAGCGAGTTCAGGCGGTGGTTGCAGTCCCAAGGCGTGGTGATGAAGGAAGGAGCCAATCACACCAAGCTGTACTACCAAGGGAAGCAATCGACACTGCCCCGACACGCTGCCGAGATGAAGGAAGGCACACGGAGGGCCATCATCAAGCAGCTAGGAATGGAGGAACCGCCCCGGTAAGGGGCGGCGCCTTCGGCTCGCAAGGGATCATCTGATTGCACATGCTGTATCCCGCAAAACTGGCGCCGGAGGACGGCGGCTATGTGGTGACGTTCCGGGACATCCCGGAGGCGATCACTCAAGGCGACACGAGGGAGGAAGCCATTGCGATGGCGGCCGATGCCCTCGCCACGGGCATGGAGTTCTACTTCGAGGACCGCCGGCCGGTTCCGCCGCCGTCGGAGCTTCGCCGGGGTGAGGTGGGTATCTCCTTGCCGGCTGGCTTCACCGCGAAGGCTTTACTGCTGAACGAGATGCTGGCCCAGGGCGTGACGCCTTCGGAGCTGGCCCGCAGGATGGGCACATCGCCGCAGGTGGTGAACCGGATTGTGGATCTCGGGCACGCAACGAAGATCGACACCATCGCCGACGCGCTGCGCGCGCTGGGCGCCCGGCTCGACCTGGCTGTTAGCCGCGCCGCATAGCAACGCCCAGGGGAAGCCCTGGTGAACCACGACAAAGCCCTGCCGGCGACGGCGGGGCTTTTTCTTTTCCGCCCGCTGCGCCGTACCGACCGGGTTCCTCCGTCCCGGTGGCGCGGCGGGCTTCAAATTCCGGGAGGACCACATGCCGAACCGGGCGAACTACAGGGACAAGACCGTGCAAGAGCATGCAGACGCAACGCTCATCACCGTGGGCAAGGTATCGACCATCGTCGGTGGCAGCACGGCATTCGTTGGCGGCCTGTCCGCGAGTGATCTGGCTGCCTTCGCTGGTATCGCCGGCATGATCGTGGGCCTGCTGATCCAGTGGTACTACACCCGGCGCAAGGACCGGCGAGAAGCGGCGCGCGATGCCGAACGTGATCGGCGCGAAGCCCTCGAGCATGCCGCCCTGATGGAGAGCTACCGCCATGGCCGGCGCGAGTGAATCCAAGGGCGGCCCGGGTCGCATGCTGGCGGTGGGCCTGACCCTGAGTATCGCGGCGTTCGCGGGCTGGGTGGCGAAAGAGGGCGACGGTCCCACGGCGGTTCGGGCCGACGGGCAGGTGGTGCACAAGCCCTACATCCCGACGAAAGGCGACGTGCCGACCATCGGCCACGGCTCCACCCGGTACGAGGACGGCCGCCCGGTGCGGCTGACCGATGCGCCCATTACCCGCGCGCGCGCTGCCGAGCTGGCCCGGAACCTCCATCGCGAGGAGGAGGCGCGCTTCAAGGCGTCCATCCCTGGCGTGTCCCTGACCCAGGGCGAGTTCGACCTGTACGTCGATTTCATCGGCCAGTACGGGATCGGCAACTGGCGGCAGTCGAGCATGCGCCGGCATCTGCTGGCGACGGTGGAGGCCAAGACACCCGCCGGCCAGGCGTTCCACTACCGCGCGGCGTGCGATGCACTGCTGGCATGGAGGAAGCAGGGCGGCCGGGACTGCTCGCTCCCCCAGAGCTGGGGGCCGACGGGCTGCAAGGGCGTCTGGACACGACAACAGGAGCGCCATGCCAAGTGCGTGGCCGAACAAGGAGACGGACATGCAGCACCGTAACGAGCGCCCCGGCGCCATCGTGGGCCACATCACCAAGGCCGTGCGGACCGGCGGCATCACCCGCGACGTGGCCCCGGGCAGCCTCGCTACCGGCGTCGGGGAGGGTTGACCATGGGCGCGCCGCAAATCATCTGGCTGGTGCTGATCGGTGTCTCGCTCGGCGCGGACATTGCCAGGCACGGGAAGCCCAAGACCGGCACGTACAACGCGAACCTTTCCGTCGTCGGAGTGGCGCTGGGTGCCGCGCTGCTGTGGTGGGGAGGATTCTTCGGATGAACCGTGCCGACCTCCTTGCCCGGCTCGATCCGTTGCGCCCCTACGCTGACCTGATCCGGTGGGGTCTCTTGGTGGCGCTGGCCGTCGCGCTGGTGGTGCTGGGCTACCGGTGGGGAGGCTCCCACTGGCGCGGCGAGTATCAGGCCGAGGTCCAGGCCCGGGCGAACGAGAACGCCAAGCACGCCGCGACGCTGCAGCAACTGGCCGACGCCACCGCGGCAGTGGCCGCGAAGGCGCGCGCTGCATCCGAGGCGCTGGCCCAGAGCCGGCGCGACAACGACACCCGCTACAACGAGGCACTGAACGATGCGAAACGCGCTCAACGTGACCTGGCCGCTGCTCTGCGTCGTGGCGATGTGCAGCTGCGGCCGGAGTGGTCCTGTGGTGCGACCGGCCCCGGCGCCGGTGGAGCTGCGGCCCTTGCCCGAGGACAAGATGCTGCCGCCGACCTTCGGTGGACAGGCGCGACGCATCTTGTTGCAGCCGGCGACCGCGCCGACGCCTGGATCGGGTGGCTTCAACGGGAGCTGATCGATACGCGCCGGGCGATGGTCAGCGCCGGGTGCGCCATCGAGGTTGCCGACCGGTGAAGCGCAAGGCCGGCGGTGGTCACCTCGCGCTCGGCCGGCTCAAGCCCGGGAAGATGAACCAGACCGAGGCGGCGTATGCGGAGCGGTTGCGCGCGCTGCAGCACGCAGGGGAAATCCTGTGGCACCGGTTCGAGGGCATCAAGCTGCGGCTGGCCGACAACACGTTCTTTACCCCGGACTTCGCCGTCCTGGCTGCTGACGGGGTGATGGAGCTGCACGAGGTGAAAGGGTTCTGGCAGGACGATGCCAGGGCGAAGATCAAGATCGCGGCCGACCAGTATCCGTTCCGGTTCATCGCGGTGCGCGTGCGCCCGAAGAAGGAGGGCGGCGGCTGGGCGGTGGAGGAGTTCTGATGTCGGAGACGATCACAGCATCCATCGGCTGGCGCTGGTGGGTGCGCTGGTACCTGCGCGCGGTGGTGTGGTTCGCCGGGCGGACCGGCATGGAGCCGAACTGGCAGCGGGTGGAGTGGTGGATACGGCGCGGCCTGGTCGTGCGAACTGAGCGTCGCGGGCGCGGGAGGATGTGATGGACAACGACAAGCCGCAGGCGGACGCACTGCTGCGCACCGCGGAGCGTCTGCTGGCAGCAGTGGAAGAGCAGGGCCGGCAGATCGGCGAGCTGGCAACCCATGTGGGCCTGCTGGTGCAGTCGGTGGCCCAGCTGCTCGGCGAGGAGACCGGCCACCCGGTGGACGAAGAGCAGGAGCCGCAGCGCACCGACCTGGACGGGAATCCGTACTGATGCCGATCCGACCACCCCAGCACCGCGCCCCCGGCTGGCGCCCCTACAAAGAGCCGGCCAAGCAGGTGAGGCGCAGGCAGGCTCGGCGCGCGCTGCCCACCAACTCGACGGCCTGGCGCCGGCTGAGGGAGGTGCAGCTGTCCCGCGAGCCGTTGTGCAGGGAGTGCACCAAGGCCGACAGGGTGCGAGCAGCAACCGACGTGGACCACATCGATGGGGACTCGGGCAACAACGCCGACGACAACCTCCAGTCGCTGTGCCACGGCTGCCACAGCGCCAAGACGGCGAGGGAGAACGGCGGGTTCGGGCGCGACGCCGCGAGGCCGAGTTATCCACCGAAAGCTGAATGAAAAGGGGAGGGGGAGGGCAAAAGTTCAGGGCGGTCTCGGTCCGATACGCGCGCCCCCCTTTCTTCGCGCGTCCGCAGAATTTGAATTTCAGAAATGGGAGGTCCGATGGCTCGCCATCGACAGCCGAGGGAACTGGCCGAGCTGAAGGGCGCGACCAAGAAGGACCCGCAGCGCTACAAGAAGGAAGCGCCCAAGACGGGCAAGCCGCTCGGCAAGTTGCCCAGCCATCTGCCCGACGAGGTTGCCGAGGCGTGGAAGGAGCTGGAGAAGTGCGCCCTGCCGGGCGTCCTGACCAGCGCCGACCGTTTCATCATGGAAGTGGCGTCATCGCTGCTTGCCGAGTTCCGTGCCAACCGCGGCGAGTTCGTCGCGGCCAAGTACTCCCACCTGATCGGGTGCCTGGCGCGCCTGGGGCTGACGCCTGCCGACCGGCAGAAGCTGGGAACCGAGAAGCCCCCGGAGGGCAATCCTTTCGACGAGTTCTAGCGCATGACGCCGACCGAATCTGCCAAGGACTACGCGCGCGGCGTCGTGGCCGGCAAGATCGCGGCCGGCAAGTACGCGCGCCTGGCCTGCCAGCGGTTCCTTGACGATCTCAAGCGCCGCGGGCCGGATTGGCCGTACAAGTACGACGCCGCCAAGGCCGACCGCGCGGTGCGCTTCATGGAGCTGATGCCGCACACCAAGGGCAAGTGGGCATCGCAACGGCAGAAGCTGGCGTTCCAGCCTTGGCAGCACTTCATCGAGTGCAACCTGTTCGGGTGGGTCTACAAGGGCTCCGGCCTGCGCCGGTTCCGGGAAGCCTACGAAGAGGTGCCGCGCAAGAACGGCAAGTCGCTGCGCCTGGCTGCACGCGGCCTGTACCTGTTCGCGGCAGACGGCGAGGCCGGCGCCGAGGTCTATTCGGGCGCGACCAGCGAAAAGCAGGCGTTCGAGGTCTACCGGCCGGCGTGGCAGATGGTGCAGAAGCTGCCGGCGCTACGCGCCCGCTTCGGCATCGACCAGTCGGGTAACCCCAAGAACCCCGGCCCCATGTTCGTCATGGAGGACATGTCGAAGTTCGAGCCGATGATCGGCAAGCCCGGCGACGGTTCCAGTCCCCACGCCGCGCTGGTGGACGAATACCACGAGCACGACACCGACCACATGGTCGATGCCATGCAGACGGGTATGGGCGCGCGCGAGCAACCGCTGTTGTGCATCATCACCACGGCTGGCACCAACCTCGCTGGGCCATGCTACGAGAAGCGGCGCGATGTGATCCGCATCCTGGAGGGCGAGGTCCAGGATGAAACCGTGTTCGGGGTCATCTACGGCATTGACGAGGGCGACCGCTGGGACGATCCGGCGAGCCTGCGGAAGGCCAACCCGAACTACGGCGTGTCCGTGTTCGAGTCGTTCCTGCTGGCACAGCTGGCCCAGGCCAAGCGGTCGGCGCGCAAGCAGTCGGCGTTCCGGACGAAGCACCTGAACGATTGGGTGGGCGCGCGGCTGGCGTGGATGAACATGCTGGCCTGGCAGCGGCAGAAGCGGTCCTTCGAGATCGACGACTTCGCCGGCTGCCCGTGCTGGATCGGTGTTGACCTGGCATCGAAGATCGACGTTGCGGCGGTAGTCCTGCTGTTCGAGCGCGACGGCAGCTACTACGCGATCCCGCGCTTCTACGTCCCGGAATCGGCCGTCGAGGAGAACGAGCAGTACCAGCTTTTCGTCCTGGACGGGCTGATGGTCTCCACGCCGGGAAACATGACGGACTACGGCTTCATCGAGGAAGAGTTGAAGGAGCTGGCCGCCCGCGGCGTCGATGTGCGCGACATCGCTTATGACCCGGCGCAGGCCACCTACCTGATGACCCGGCTGGGGCAGGAGGGACTTCCGGTGGTTGAGATGACGCAGTCCGTGCGGAATCTCTCCGAACCGATGAAAGAGGTTGAGGCGCTGACGCTGGCGCGCCGGCTCTGGCACGACGGCAACGCGGCGATGACCTGGATGATCGGAAACGTAGTCGCTCGGGTCGATGCAAAGGAGCACGTCTATCCGCGCAAGGAGCGGGACGAGAACAAGATCGACGGCGCGCTGGCGCTAATCATGGCGATGGCTCGCGCGATGCAGGTGCAGGAGCCAACGCAAATCAAACAGGGCTTCGTGGTGATCGAATGATGCTTGGACTATTTGAAAACAGCCGGCGCCCGGACCCGCGAGACCGGATCGAGCCGACCATCGGCAACGTGGTGGACGGAGAGACGATTTCGTCCTCCAGCCTGCGCATGTTCGAGATTTTCGGCAATCCAACTACTGCCTCCGGCGCGGTCGTGAGCCCGGCCACGTCCATGCGGGTGTCGGCGGTATTCGGGTGCGTGACCCTGATCGCCGGCGCCATCGCGCAGCTGCCGCTACCGGTGTTCGAGCGTACCGGCGAGGCCCGCGTCCGCGCCGACCACGACTATTGGTGGCTGCTCAACGAGCAGTTCTCCGCGGCGTGGCCGGCGGGCGCGGCTTGGGAGTTCTTGGTCGCGCAGATGTTGCTCCGGGGCGATGGCATCGCCTACATCACCCGCAACCGCTCGGGCAACGCCACCGGGTTCATCCCGTGGCCGCGGGACCGGGTGATGATCCTGGAGCAGCCGAAGTCGAGCCCGCGCGATCCGCGGCGCCTGCAGTACACGTTCCACGACGACGATGGCTACTTCACCGTCGATCAGGACGACGTGCTGCACTTCCCGGGCTTCGGCTTCAATGGCACGCACGGGATGTCGGTCATCCAGTGGGGTGCGCGCAACGGCATCGGCATCGCCATCCAGGGTGACGAGCACGCCGGCAAGTTCTTCGCCGAAGGTGGCAAGCCAGAGGTGGCAATCACCACCCCGAAGGAGTTGGGGCAAGACGCGCAGGACAACTTCCGTGACGCATGGGTGAAGAAGTACGGCGGCATGCAGGGCAATCGGCGAATCCCGCTGATCCTGACCGAAGGGCTCGACATCAAAGAACTGACGATGTCGGCGGTGGACCAGCAGCTGCTGGAATCCCGGCAATGGCAGGTGATCGACATCGCGCGCGCGTTCGGCGTGCCGCCGCACATGATCGGCGAGACCAGCAAGGCGACGAGCTGGGGAACGGGCATCGAGCAGATGGGCATCGGCTTCGTGAAGCACACCCTTGGCCCGCACCTGCGCCGGATCAGGGACGAGTTGAACCGAAAGCTCTTTCGGACCGTTCGCTACTTCACGGAGCACAACGTCGATAGCCTGCTGGCCGGCGAC